CGGCCGTGTACTCGGGCGCGGCCTTCGCCTTCTCAGCGGCCTTCTCAGCCACGTGCTCAGCGTGGGTCTTGGTCAGCGGCACAACCGTGCCACACACCTTGAAACCCTTGCCCAGCACCTTGCCATCCGCCACCTGCGTGCGGACCCGCACCAACTCCGTGCCGTTCCACGAGCGGACCGTGCCATTCGCCAAGCGCACCAAGTCGTTGACCTGCAACTTCGCCTTCGTGCTGGTACGCTCGGGACCGAACACTGCCTTGTGCGTGATGGTTGCCATGTGATGCATCTCCTGTGGTAGTGCATGCCATACGACATGCAAGTGATGTGATGAGGCGGATCGCCCCTCACAACCTCTACCATACACCCGAGCACCAAACGCTGATGTAGCAGGCTTTTTGCACGCGGCCAGCGGGGGGGGGTGGCCCCCGCCATGCGCACGATAATAAAAAAGGGAGGTGATTGGAGTCACCGCATATGCCTGTGACCTGCGGTTTTGCGCAGGGAGGGCCTGTATGGGCCGCTCTAATAGAACAGAGTATGGGTTATATTGCGTGTGCGCAGTGGCGTGCGCAGTTGGGTGGGACTGCGCACAGTGGGGGCCAGTGTCTCGAAGGGAGTCCCTGCCCTCGTAGGATCTGTACGTCACTCGTTCGGGTGTGCAGCCCCCTCCTCGTGACGTGTGTGCCGCTCTTGACCTTTCAGGATCGCGTATCCGCAGGTCAGCCCCGTGAAGGGCTGTCCTGCTCGCGGTCTCTTGTGGTTAGACGCAGCGAGTCTAGGGGCGGCTGACACGTTTTGAGGAGTTCCTGCTCTTATCGGCACCCCCGAGACCTTCGAGCGAGGGTGTCACGATGGTTGCATTCCCGCAGGGATTCCATCTGACCGTCTAGCCCGCCGTCGAGGAATCGAACCTCGTCCTCCAGGGTTGGGGCCTGGGTGGACACCATGTCCTACGGCGATTGGTTATGCGCTTCGCAGATACCCGATGAGTTCGGGGAATTCTCGGTCGCTGTCTTCTTCTTCTTGTGCGAGGAGTTCTGCTTCGGCACAGTTGGAGCACCAGTTGCTGTCGTCGTAGGGGAGGTCGCTGATCTCGCCGCAGACTGGGCACCGAAACTCTTCCATGTAGAGGTAGCCCTAGTGTCCCTGGAAGATTCTTCCAGGGGGACAGTTGGGCCACCTCAGTATAGGCGTAGTGAGTGGCGGGTGGACCTCCCTTCTCCACCCGCCCCCACGCCTAAGAAGGAGACTCATGGCACGCCAACTACGCAAACTGCCTCCTATTGCCCTCCAGTTCATGGAGTGGGAGCAGTCGGACGTGGATGACCGCATCCCTCCCACGCAACGGGAGTGGTGCTTGCAGAATGGGATCCCCGAGAACACGCCCGCCCGCTGGAAGCGGTCCACAGCATGGGATCTGGCGAAGGAGACTCTCGACTACGAGGAGGCGATGTCCGAGGGGAACATCGCCGAGGTGGTAACCGCCCTGCACAAGAGTGCCCTGGCTGGCGACGTGCAAGCGATGAAGGCGTACGTGCAGTACGCTACGGCGCTTGAGGAGCCAGATGATGCGGAGATTCGGGGCATGTCGGACATTGAGTTGGCAACTGCCCTAGAGGGTGCGGCTGCGGAGGTGCGGGCACGTGCAACGGCATGAGCGCCTGCTGAATGAAGCGGAGTGGCGGCGATGCACTGGCGCTTCCAAGACCGACGTAGAGGCTCTCATCTACTGGATGGAGTCTTACGCCCACATTCAGCACCCCGAACAGGGGTCGATCCTCATCCCGCTTCGGGCCGCTCAGCGAGAGATCCTATACACGTGGATCGATCAGCGGTACAGTATCGTGCTCAAAGCGCGACAGATTGGTTGGTCTACGCTCGCCTCGTTGTACGCATTGTGGCTGTCCTTCTTCCACTCCGACCAGATGATCATCATGCTGTCAAAGGGGGAGCGGGAGGCAGAGTCGTTGCTGTCGAAGGCAACGTACGCCTACGATCGGCTACCCGACTGGCAGAAGCGCCGCGGTCCTCGCAGGTTGACGAAGAACTTGAAGAAGTTGGCGTTCGACAATGCGTCACAGATCCTGTCGATGCCATCAAAGGAAGACCCTGGGCGGTCTTCTACCGCGTCTCTCGTGTTCGTGGACGAGTGGGCATTCCTCGACAACCCCGAGGAAGCGTGGGCGTCCATCGAACCAATCAGCGACGTTGGCGGGCGCGTTATCGGACTGTCCACGGCAAACGGTTCTGGTGACTTCTTCCACAACTTCTGGCTCAGGGCAGAGCAGGGCCTCTCAGACTTCAAGCACATGTTCTACCCGTGGTCGGCGAACTCTGACCGAGACGACGAGTGGTACGCATCGAAGGCGCGCAACATGCCTGGCTGGCAGTTGGCGCAGGAGTACCCGCGCAACCCCGACGAGGCGTTCATCAAATCGGGTAACCCCGTCTTCGACACTGACGCTCTCCTGGCGATCAACACTATCGAACCCACGTTAGGGTGGTTGGAGTTCCGCAACCATCAGGTGCGGCAGGCCACGTTGCGGACTGACACGCCTGGGCCGTTCGAGTATTGGGTTCTACCAGAGCACGGCCATGGCTACGTGATTGGCGCCGACGTGGCGGAAGGGTTGGAGTATGGGGACTTCTCGTCTGCACACGTCATCGATGTACGGACCAACGCAGTTGTCGCGTCCTGGCACGGTCACGTGGATCCCGACGTCTTTGGTGAGATTCTCGCTGCGATTGGGTTCAAGTGGAACACCGCACTCATTGGTGTGGAGGTCAACAACCACGGCCTGACAACCTGCAAGGCGTTGCAGCGGGTCAACTATCCGCGCCTCTATTACCGCAAGACGCTGGATGAGCGGCAGGAGAAGTGGCTGTCGAAGGTGGGGTGGGCGACGACGATGAAGTCGAAGCCCCTCATGATTGACGACCTCGTTCGGATGATGCGCGAAAATGAGATGATCCTCCCATGTGCGAGAACGATCTCCGAGATGCGCACCTTCGTGCGTGACGACAGGGGCAAGATGCACGGTTCGCCCCATGATGACCGTGTCATCTCGCTGGCTATCGCCAACCAGATGTGTCAGTACCAGAGGACGCCCGATGCGACCTCTGATGAGGCGAACGAGTATTGGACCCTGGATTGGTTCCGAGGTCTACTCAAGGAGGCCGACACTAAGCCTCGCCTTGGCGAGCATAACGTCCGCACCTCACGGTGAGGGGGACAGAAGGGCCACCTCTACATGGCTGATCTACCGAACCATGACGAGTTCGAGCGGAAGCATGCCAGGCAACACCCGACCCCCGATCCAGACTGTTATGCCTGTCGGATCAGTACGGTCAGCCTGCAGTTCTCGTACGGGAAAGCCGACTTTCACGGTCCCACGATCGGTGAGAAGGTGGCCGACCACCACAAGGCGAATGCAGAGCAGGGCCGCAAGTTGGGCCGCGATTACGAATCAGCGACCCGCTGGGTCTAAGGAGACGCATGGCAAGCAGCAGGAAGACCACGTCGGGTGGGGTTCGCAAGGCGACATCGCGCGTACCCAAGGGGCGTAGCACAGTCCACGAGACTGGCAAACCGCAGAAGGCGGTCCGTTCGGGCAAGGGCACTTCGGGTCGCGTCCACACTACAGGCACGGGCCTCTCGAAGTCCTCAAAGCCGAAGGCCACACCCAAGATTGGCATGCAAGGCAAGGTCACGAATGCAAGCATCAAGGGTAAGGCAGGCGCGACCGCCTATCCTGCAGGATCTAATCGCGGTGGGACGAACTCCCTCTCAGCATCAGGCGCAAGCGGCCCGAAGGTGGCATCAATGAGCGGAGCAGTCAACAACACGGGACGTGGATACCAGTCCTCGATGAAGAAGGTCGTGAGTGCCCCGAAGGCACTCAGCGCCTCGGGCAAGAAGGTCATCAACAACACGGGTTCGGGTTACAACTCGCGCAGCGGCACTGTCGCCCGTCATGCCAGCCCAAAGGGTTCCCTCAAGGCTGGTGGTTCCGTTCACACTACGGGCGGAGGGTACACGTCCCACACTGCCACGGTCAAGCGGCACAAGAATACGACAAGTTCTTAGGTCGTGGCCGACCTCACGTCGCAGGAAGGCGCTGTAGGCGACCTTCCTCGCATCTCGCAGGCTGACCTTCTCGCACGCTACCGCACGCGTGTCGACCTCTCGCGCAAGTGGCGAGAGTCGGAAGGCTATGACAACATGTGGGACCGCATGCGCGACATGTATGCGGGCAAGCAGTTCGCCAACGCCTGCGACGAGGACCGCATCGCGGTCAACATCGCCTTCGCCACAGTCAACGTGATTGGACCATCGGTCTCTGTCAACCACCCGAAGATCACGGTGGCCGCACGCCAGATGGAGAACGAAGACAAGGCGACCATCGCAGAGGCGGTGATCAACTACTGGTGGAGGCACTACGACTACAAGTCGGAGTTCCGACGTGCAGTCAAAGACTCCCTCGTCTACGGGCACGGCTGGTTGAAGGTCGGCTATCGCTACGAGGAGCGTCCCGTTCCTCTCACCGACCAAGAGTTCGCAGACATGTTTCACGTTGCCAAGGGCCAGGCGGATGAGTACGCCGCCGACAACCCACACCTGGCGACAGACGTACCGACCGACGAGCAGATCGCCCAGTCGATCCCAACCCACAAGCCTGTCGTCATCGAGGACCGCCCCTTCGTGGAGCGTGTCAGCGTCAAGGACATCTTCGTAGATCCTGAATGTACGTCGATCCATGACATGCACTGGATCTGCCAACGCATCGTTCGTCCCTACGAGGAGGTGAAGGCCGACAAGCGGTACCCTGCAGGGGTACGTAAGAACCTGAAGGCTGACGCCGAGGTCACCAACGACTGGCGTGACCCGTCCAAGAAGTACGGTGACGATGTGAAGCGCGTCACCATCTACGAGTTCTACGACCTGGAACGGAAGACCCTTTCGGTCTTCCCGCATGGCGGCGATGCCTTCTTGGTGAAGCCGATCCCCATGCCATACACGTACGGGATCCCGTTCGTCATGTTGCGCGGTTACGACAAGCCTGACGAGTTCTACCCGATGGGCGACCTTGAGGCCCTTGCCCCGCTGCAGGACGAGTTGAATCAGACTCGTTCACAGATGGTGGAGGCCCGCAAGCAGGACATCCCGAAACTGATGTACCGTAAGAGTCTCTCGGCTGCGGCGATCGATGCACTCAAGTCGGACAACCGCGGCGAGATGGTCGGCATCGATGATGACACACCCTTCGACCAGTTGGTCACCCCAGTGCCATTCGGCCCTGGCAATGCCCAGTTGTACCAGCATTCTGAGACGATCGAAGCGGACGTGGACCGCATCTCGGGTGTCAACGAGTATATGCGCGGCGGCGTCCCCGAGACGCGTCGCACGGCCACAGAGGCGAGCATCATTCAGGATGCCGCCAACGCTCGTGCTGCGGACAAGTTGGATCAGGTCGAGATGGTCATCGGCCAGGTGGCCGAACGTCTCCTCCAGTTGGCCCAACAGTATCTGACGGGCCAGCAGGTCGTGCGCGTTACGGGCACGTCCAACCAGCACGTGTGGGTACCGTTCTCCAGGCGGGACATTGAGGGTGAGTTTGATTTCACGGTGGAGGGTGGCAGCACCCAACCGATGAATGAGTCGTTCCGCCGCCAGCAGGCGACACAGTTGCTGCAGGCTATGACCCCGTTCCTTGACTCCCAGTTGATCAACGTCCCCGCCCTGTTGCAATACACACTGCAGTACGGTTTCGGGATCACGAACCCTGGGCGGTTCATCAGCCAGGCGCCTCCGACCCCGCAGGGGCCAGACCAGAAGATGGTCGAGACGATGGCATACAAGGATACCCCACCAGACATTCAGCGCCAGATCGAGGCGCAGGCTGGGTTGCAGCCCAGTTCAATCGGTGGCTCAAGCCCCGCCGAACAGGCGGCGCCCAGTGCCAGCGGCCAGGTTGGTCCAGACGGCCAACCTCTAACACCAGAGGTGTCGCCCGCCATGACTGGCAACGACCCCGCATCACTCGGTGCGCAAGCCACCGACCGACTCAACAAGTAGGAGCAACATGGCAGGCATGCCAGTAAGCACAGGAGGCCCACCGAAGAGTGCGCGGGCAGGCATTGAGGCCGCAATGGGCGAAGCCCAGGGCGAGTTGGGTCAGGAAGATCCCGCAGAGGCAGGGCAGGATCCGACCCAGGAGATGACTGAGATCGAGTCGCGCATTGTGCGCCTCGAAGAGGCTCTCGTTAGTCGGGGCGTCCTCAGCGAGGGTGACCTTACTGGCCCGTCAGGATCCGATGACCAGGGCAATCCCTTGCCGCCTGACCCGACCCAAGATCCCGCAGCAGCCGCCGCAGGTGGGGCACCTCCTGGTGCGCCGCCGATGCCACCAGGAGCACCAGCATGAGCGCAGTAGGCAACAACGGGGCACTCCCGTTCTCAATCGCCGCAGGTGCGGGCACACCTCAGATCGCCCTGGCAGCACCTGGGCGTCTGATCGGTGTCGTGTTCGCACCGACCGCAGCAGTGTCACCCGTCATCACGGTCTTCGACTCGATTGCCGCAGCGTCGGGTACCACGCTTGCCACGTTCCAGGTGGAGGCGACCGTCAAGTCGCAACAGTTCTGGTTCGGCGATGAGGGGATCGACGCCCAACTGGGTATCGTCATCTCTGGCGTGTTCACCACGCTACCTTTGACGGTCTACACGAAGCGCCGATGACCCAGGGTTTCTCGCCTGAAATGTTGATGCGGATCCTTGAGATGATGCATCCACCGCAACCCGTGCAGGAAGTCGATCCCGACAAGTATGCACGGGCACTTGCACGTGTCCTGCAGAAAATCGAACTGAATGTGAAGCACAGTGTTTCACCCTTGCCGTCATGACCTATGCGAAGTCAGCAATGGAGAAGCAGATCGATGCGCTGTTGCAGCGCTTCGGCGCAGTGGTCGCTGGCGGCGGGCAACTCGCCACCCTGGCGGGGCCAACTACACTATACACGCCGACGAGTGGAAACTTCATCCGACTCAAGTGGCTGTACCTTGGCACGGCTTCGACGGCGACAGAGACGGTGGCGACGATCGCGTTGGGTGGAGTGACCACCTACGTCGTACCTTTGATCGCTGGTGGGATCTTCGCTCACGCTAGTGTGCGCGAGGGGGCCGTCGATGGGGTACTTGCCATCTCGTTGAGCCCCGCAGCAAACGTGTATGTCGACTACGAACTAGAGGAACAAGGCCCCTAATGGCGACATCAGTCTCCGATTACGCAGAAGCCAAGATTGTCGACCACATGTTGGGGACGACAACTTGGACGAAACCAGCGCAGGTCTTTATCTCGTTGCACACGGCAACTCCTGGGGAGACGGGCGCCAGCGAGGTGGCGGGCGGTTCGTACGCCCGCCTCGCCTTGACGTGGGGTGCTGCGTCTGTTGGTGGCGGTCAGGCCGCATCGAATGCGACTCTCAACTTCACACTAATGCCCGCCTGCACGGTCACCGCTATCGGCGTTTGGGATGCTTCCAGTGCTGGTAACTTCATCATCGGTGGAGATTTGACGGCCTCGAAGACCGTCAACTCTGGCGACACATTCCAGTTGCCTTCGGGTAACGTGACAGTGACGATGGCCTGATGCCTTCCAACTCGTGGCAAGCCCTACTTTCCCGTCCGAACATCACCGACTATGTGGCGGTCAACACGTTCACGGTGTTGCAGAACATCACGCCGTCTGCTACGACCCTGCCCGACATTACCATCCCAGCCAACTATCTCACGGTGGGAACGGCGTGGCGTACGACCACAATCGGGCGCTACTCGACCACGGTGACGCCAACCTTGCAGTTGGCGCACTGCCTGAATGGTGCGGGTACCACGCTCGCCATCTGTGCTGCGACGACGACTGCGTCGGGTGCGGCCAACTTGACGTTCATGATCCAGACGGTCTCGGTGGTGCGGGCTGTCGGTACTTCTGGTACGGTCATGTGTGGTGGTTTCGTGTCGGGTCTGACGGCCTTGGCGGTTGCGATGGCACCCGCCTCGGCCCCAGCGACGGCGGCGATCAACACGACAGCGTCTAATACGCTCACGGCGGCCGCCGCGTGGTCTGCTTCGTCGGCGTCGAATACGCTGACGGTGCATTCCCACGTGGTGGAAATACTGAACTAGCATGCCAGGGTATCTGGATCGGGGGCCGATGGCTGCTGGTCCATTCATCCTGATTGACAACGCCCTGTATCGGGATACGAACGTCGTCTATGCGCCAGATCAGACCACTGCCCTTTCGGGGGCTGGCACGCTCGGGGATGGTGGTACGCATCTCGTCATCGAGATTGCTGGTGCTGCCCTGTCGGGGGCTGGTTCCCTGGGTGCCACGGCCCTGAACATTGAGATCGCTGCAAGCAATCTCTCTGGTGCGGGTTCTTTGGCGGCAACCGCGATCGACATCCAGATTGCTGCCAGCGACCTGTCGGGCGCTGGCTCGTTGGCCGCTACGGCCATCAACGTAGAGGTGGCAAGTGCCGCCTTGGCGGGTGCTGGGTCTTTGGCTGCCGATGGGTTGACTATCCAGTTGGCGTCTGCCTCTCTGGTTGGTGCTGGTTCGGTGAATGCGTCGGCCACGTTGACCGTGTTCGGTGAGGCCGCTTTGGCTGGGTTTGGTTCTCTTTCTGCTTCGGGGCTCATTCCTGGTGGGGCTACGCGGCATGTTCAGGCCTGGATTCTCCTAGACGAGGACTACTAGGGGACAGAAGGGCTACCTCTACAGGCGGTATTATCCGTCTTCGTCACGACCCACGAGCAACCTTCGGGACTCGGAAGGAAGTATGACACAAGCCACGGACCCCATCACCTTCACCGACGCACTCCGAGAGTCCTTCGCAGAAGCGGAAGCCTCTCCAGAGCAAGCGCCAGTCGAGGAAGCAGGGAACGCAGAGAGCGTTTCAGCAGAGGAAGGCACCGCACCTCCCGCCGCAACCCCCCAGGCCTACAAGGTCAAGGTGGACGGCCATGAGGTCGAAGTCACCCTCGAAGAAGCCCTCGCAGGTTACCAGCGTCAAGCCTCCTACACACAGGGGACACAAGCGCTGGCAGCCGAGAAGCAGCGACTCGCAGAAGCAGAGGCACTGTACGATCTGATCCAAGCGGATCCTCGTGCGGCCCTTGCCCAACTGAACGAAGCCTTCGGTGACGAAGGTGGACCCGACCTGGAGGATCTCGATCCACTAGAACGGGACGTGTTGGAACTGAAGTCGTTCGCAGACCAGCAGCGAGCAGCACAGCAGGAAGCGGCAGTGGACGCAGAGTTCAATGCCGTGAAGGCAAAGTATAACGACCCCGACCTAGACGTGATTGACCTCCTGAACCATGCGGTCAAGATCAAGGCCGAGACGTTGGACGACGCCTACAAGAACTTGCATGCTGACGAATGGCGAGAAGCAGCACAGGCACGGCAAGCAGCAGAAGACGCCGTCGCCATCGAAGCCAAGCGTCAGGCCATCGTCGTAGATGGTGGTTCCAGCCGCTCAACGACGGGCGTCACCACGGGTGACGGTCGGCCGAAGACGGTGCGGGAAGCATTCGCTGCTGCCCTAGAAGAGTCAAGGGCCTAGTGCCACACTCCCCTCTCACGAAGGAATAGCCACAAATGGCGAACACGGCTAACGCTGCTTTCGATGCGCTCATCTCCACGACGCTGAAGAAGTATACCCCACAACTCGAAGACAACGTCTTCAACGACCTGCCGCTCCTGAACATGTTCAAGCGAGCCGACCACATCGTGAAGATCGATGGTGGCGAGCAGATCGTGGAGCCGCTGCTCTACGCTAAGAACAGCACCGCAGGTTCCTACTCGGGCTACGACAACATTGACACCACGCCCCAGGAAGGCATCTCGGCGGCGGTCTACGACTGGAAGCAGTTCGCTGCGACCGTCGCGATCGCTGGCATCGAAGAGATCAAGAATGCGGGCTCTAGCCGCGTGATCGATCTTCTCGAAGCGAAGATCAAGCAGGCTGAGATGTCCATCTCGGACTCCCTGAACACCGCCCTCTTCGCGGATGGTACGGGTAACTCCTCGAAGGACTTCGCTGGCCTGAAGCAGTACGTGCCTGTGACTGCGTCGACTGGTACTGTCGGCGGTATCAACCGTGCGACTGCTGGTACTACGTGGTGGAGGAACTACACTGACAACGGTTCGCCTG